CAGTTGGCTGTGATGACCGGTATCCGCACGCCTAATGAGTGTCGTTCGACCGAAGGTCTTGAACCGTATGTGGGTGGCGATGAGTTTGTGATGGCGTTGCCTGGTGCGCCGATGGCGGGCCCTGGTGATTCACCGCCGCCGATGGGTGTTGATGCGGAGCCGCCGAAGTAATGCTGTCGGATATGTCGGATATTGGTGATCCTTCTGTGCGTGCGTTGGTGTTCACGCCGACTGCGGCGATGAAGTCTGAGGCGCAGCGTGGGTTGGATTGGCGTCAGGAGTTCGGTCGTGGTGGCACCGCTGTTGGTGTGGCCCGTGCGAGAGATATCACCAACGGTCGTGACTTGTCGTTGGACACGATCAAAAGGATGTCGTCATATTTTGCTCGTCATGCTGTTGATAAAGACGCTGAGGGTTTCCGTGTTGGTGAGCAGGGCTATCCGTCGGCTGGGCGTATCGCGTGGGCGTTGTGGGGTGGCGATGCTGGGCGGGCGTGGGCGTTGGCGATCATTGTTGAAAACAAGAACCGTGCGAGCGGTCTGAGTGATGAGGTAAGTATGGAAACTATAGGAACGATCCGAACCGATGATGAGGGTCTCGAAACCCGTGACGGTGATCTTGATCCGATGCAATACACCCCGATGCAAATACTTCAACATGACAACGATGAGGATGTTGTTGATTTGTTCGGTAAGTATTCGCAGGACACCAGCGCTGACGGTGTTCACTATATGCGAGAGTCGGCGTTCGCTGATGAAGGTTTGGTGTGCAGTTCGTGTGCTTTCTATCAGGGTGGGCAGGCGTGCCATATCGTCGAGGGTGATATATCTCCTGTCGGGTTGTGCAAACGGTGGATCATTCCACAAACGCTGATCGCATCATCTAGTGTCGAACCTGAAATGAATCCGATGACCGAACCGATGAGCATGGATGAACCAATGGTTCAACCCGCTGTCCGGTATGGCGCGCTCGAAATGGAACATCGAAAAGTACAAGGTCGAGATGTTGAGTTCCGCACCGTGTCGATCGGGAACATCGAAGTGCGCGCCGCCCACGATGATCAGCCGATGACGTTCCGAGGATATGCCGCCGTGTTCGATTCGCCGTCGGAGCCATTACCGTTCACCGAAACGATCCGCACCGGTGCGTTCAAGCGAAGCCTGAGATCTGGTCGGGAAGTCCGCATGTTCGTGAACCACAACACCGACATGGTGTTGGGTTCAACCAGGTCGGGAACATTGAGCGTCAGCGAGGACAGTCGTGGCCTACTGGTCGAGGGCGAGTTTCCCGACACCTCGTATGCTCGTGATCTGTCGGCGTTGATGGTGCGCGGTGACGTTCACGGGATGTCGTTCGGGTTCAGTGTTCCCCGTGGCGGAGACAACTGGAGCGACAATGGTGCACAACGTCAACTGACCGAGATAATTTTGCATGAGGTTTCAGTGGTGACAGGTTTCCCTGCTTACCCTGGCACCAGCGGTGCGACTATTCGCAGCGCCGAAACAGACATAGAAAGCGACGAAACACTGGTGGCCACCGTGCCCGTTTCGGTGTTGCGTCGCCTGAACGATCTCTACGCCCGCAAGGTGTAGGTACTCAGCACGGAACGTGCGCTCGGATCAACGGCAGTTGACACCACCGCAGTCGTCACCACCTGAACCCCCAAAACAAACCAACCCCCCAAACAAAGGACAAATATCATGAGCGATTACATCGCAAACTTGTCAGAACAAAGGGCTGTCGCATGGGAGCAGGCAAAGGCACTGCTCGATGTTGCTACCGCTGAAAAGCGCGAACTTTCCGCTGAGGAAGCCCAAACTTTTGACCGCATCAACGCCGACATCGACGTCAAAGATTCTCGCATCAAGGGAATGATCGACGCCGAACAGCGTGACCGCGACATTCAAGAATCCCGCACCCGCCTCGGAGTCCCCTCCAATCTTGGTGGCACAGCCGAAGTCGACCAGGATGATGTGACCGTGCGTCGCCTCCTGTCCGGCGAACAACGCGCCGCCAAGTTCGAGAAGCGCTCAATCACAAAGTCGAGCGCCACTCTGGTGCCGTCGAGTGTGTATGACCGCATCGTTGATCATTTGGTTCAGGGCAACGTCGTGCGTAGCCTCGCCACCGTGCTCACCACCGCTAGTGGTGATTCGTTAGCCATTCCGAAGTCGACTGCGTTCAGCACTGCCAGCATCGTTGGCGAAGCAGCGCAGGCTTCCGCCTCAGATCCGACGCTCGGTACCGCCACCCTCGGCGCGTACAAGTATGTCGTGTTGGTGCAAATGTCGAACGAACTGTCGAACGACTCCACCATCGACGTCGCAGGCTTCTTGGCTCGCCAAGCCGGTATCGCTATCGGTGTCGCCACCCGTGGCCACATGACCACAGGTTCGGGATCAAGTCAACCGTTCGGTATCGTCACGAACTCGACAGCAGGCGTCACTGGTTCAACCGGCGTCACCGGTGCGTTCACCGCCGACAACCTCATCGACCTGAACTACTCGGTCTCCAGCACCTACAAGGCTCAGCCTGGTGTCGGTTTCATGATGAACTCAACGGCGATGGCTGCGGCCCGCAAATTGAAGGACACCACGAACAATTACCTGTTCGCGCCTGGCCTCAATGGTGTCGCCGACACGCTCCTCGGATTCCCCACCTACATCAACGATTCGATGGCCAGCCCCGCGCTGTCTGCCAAGTCGGTGCTGTTCGGTCACTTCCCGTCGTACTTCATCCGTGAAGTGAACGGCATCGAAGTCGCCGTGTCTGACGATTTCGCCTTCGATTACTCGGTGCGCACTTTCCGTGTGTCACTGCGCACCGACGGCGTGTTGGTCGATCAGACTGGTGCCGTCAAGCATTTCGCTGGTGGCGCTTCCTGATAGAAGTTTGCGGTCACCGCCACCACGTCACCCGATGTGGTGGCGGTGAACCGTTCACCCTGACTCGAATATCTGAAAAGGTTGCAGCATGAAAATCAAAATGATCGTTCCAATATCGGGAACCATTGATGGTCAAGAATGGCCTGACCGTGGCGGTGTGATCGATGTGGCCGCCAATGTTGCCGCCGACATGATCTCCAACGGTTTCGCATCGGCCTGCGATGATGAGCCGTTGAAGGTTGAGACAGCATCACGAGACATCGTGACTGAGACCGCCACTATCAAAACCGCCAAGCCGCGCAAAAACTGATCGTGAGCATCGTCACCGCTAGTTATACGGTTAGCACGACACCTGTTCTGATTCATCAAACGGATGCCGATGGATGCCACGCCGTATTCCATCAGGAAGCAAACCACACCCTGATCGGCCCTGATTCTGAGACTGTCGCCACCGACGGATTCCCGTTGCACGCTCACGTTGATTTTGAGATTGAGATGCCACCAACTTCTCGCATGTATGCGGTCACGACCAGTGGCAGCACTACTTTTTATAAGTTGATCCACGAATGAGCATCACCCTCGGATATTGCACTCTCGCTGAAGTGAAAGCCGCTCTGCGGATCACTGACACCATCGACGACGCCCTCCTGGAGAACGCAGTCGAAGCGGCGTCGCGTCGCATCGACGGTGAATGTTCCCGCCGTTTCTACGCTGACGGCACGGCGACCGCCCGTACTTATGCGGCGAACCGCCCTGCGTTTCTGTTCATTGACGATGTGTCAACCCTCACCGGTCTGATCGTCAAAATCGATGACACGATCTCTGGCACCTACAGCAAAACGCTCACTGCTGGTGTTGATTATCAAACCGAACCGACGAACGCCATCGTGCAGGGTGACCCCATCACATTGTTGCGGGCGTTGGATTCGGTGTTTCCTGTTGGCGACAACGGGCGTGCGCTCATTCAGGTCACCGCCAAATGGGGATGGCCTGCTGTCCCCGAAGCTATACGCGAAGCGACGGTACTGTTGGCCGCCCGACAATTCAAACGCCTCGACTCCCCGTTGGGTGTCGCAGGTTTCGGTGACCTCGGTGCGATCGTGGTGCGTCGTATCGATCCCGATGTGGCGGCGATGGTCGCCCCGTACAAGACGTTCGTGGTGGCCTGATGCCCGCAGCGATCTCAGCGCTCCGCACAGGTCTCGCCACCAGACTGTCAACGATCACAGGTCTGCGTGTCTATGAGGTGATACCCGATAACCCGAACTTCCCCGCTGCGGTGATCGCCCTCGATCGTGTTTCATATGATTCCACGTTTGCTCGTGGTGCAGACAGTATCGAGTTCACCGTGACGGTCGTGGTTGGTCGTGCCGATGATCGTACCGCCCAAACCAAAATGGACACATATATCGCTGGCACCGGCAGTCAATCTGTCAAAACGGCGATCGAGGCTGATCCGACATTGGGTGGTGCGGCAATGGACAGTCGGGTGCTCGAAGCGGGTAATGTTGGCACGGTCAACAACCCTGACGGCTCCACGTTTCTATTCGTCGATTTTTCAGTCACCGTGACCGCATAAAAGGATTCTCCTATGGCTTTCATCTCCTCCAACCAGACCCGCATCATTTACGGTGCGAACCCGATCGCTGCGATCTTGCGCACCGTGTCGCCGTCGACGAGCATTGACATGCTCGAAACGACATCTCTGGCCGATACCGCCAAAACTTTCCTGCCAGGTTTGAAGGATGCCTCGCTGAGTGTTGACGGCCTGTTCGATAACACGACCGCCGCTGGTTCATTTCAGGTCAATGTTCTCTCCAACATTTCGGCGACATCATCGGTGCCAACATCGGTCGCTTCTAGTGGTTTCGCGCTCGGTAACTCGGTGTTCCTGATGAACGCCAAAACGATCACCTATGAGGTGTCAAGCGCGGTCGCCGACCTAGTTAGTTTCTCGATGTCGCTCGGTAGTGCCACGCCCCCTGGTCTCGGTGTCAGCCTCGCCGACCTCGCCGCCATCACCGCCACCGCCAACGGCACCAGTGTCGACAATGCGGCAAGCACCACGAACGGTGGCATCGCCAACCTGCACATCACCGCAGTCTCAGGCACCACCCCGACGATGACGGTTATCATTGAACATTCAACCAACAACAGTCTGTGGACTACGCTGGCGTCGTTCACGGCGGCGACAGCGGTGACGTCTGAATCGATCTCATTTACAGGTACCGTCAACCGCTATGTGCGGGCGCAATACACTGTGGGTGGGACAACCCCATCATTCACTTGCCAGGTTTCCCTGGCTCGAAACTAAAGGACACACATCATGGCATTTGTAGCCGCAAAGAATACGGCGTTCAAACTGGACAACGCCGCTGGATCATTGCAAGACCTCTCCGCATATATCGATTCTGTTGGTGGTATCG